ATGATATGGCTAATGCCGACAGCAATCGTCCTAGACATTTTTTTTGAAAATGCTATACCAACAATTATTGTCACTCTCTTATATATCATTGGATTACTCATATCAGCAACCATAATAGTATTAGCAAGATAATGAAATTGTTTGAACATCCAATATGCGTAGTCTTGCAAGTTTTAATATTACTAACATTACTTTGTATTGAAGTAAAATTACTCATCACTTTATGAAACCACATCCTGAACCAGATCCAGAAGACATATGAGAACACGCATCATCCAAACAGGCGTAGGCATGCAACCAGAGAAACCAAGGTGCGTACTCTGTAATCATCAAATAGAAATATACACTGACACAAGACTCTGCGAAGTCTGCGACTCGTCACGGAAAATGAATGACATTCCATTTCCTGACATAACCAATCACGACGAGCAAATCTGTGAAGCATTAGCTTCTGATGTTGAAGGCTACAAAGACATGATCAGGTCACTACGCAAATCCCTTGCTCAAGAAAAAAAGCTACGCCGCAAGGAAGTCAGATCGCTACAAAAGGCACTTCGTACAAAGAATTTGGAGATACATAAGAACCTTTACCGCAGTTAAGTGTCAAGCAAATTCAAGATATACAGAGTAACTTGGACATCCAACAGAAATCCCTTGCAGTTAATCCAATAGAAAGTTAAAAGAGAAACCTACGCAAAATGCCTCCACTACAAAACAAGTTACACGAAAAGTTCGCTTGGCTAGTCGCCGAAGGAGACAATCACACAGAGGCATACAAGAAGTTGATGCCGCACGCTGGTGCGCCGCATGTCCTCGGTCACAAGGTATACCATAGACCGGATGTGAAGAGCAGGATCAGTGAGATTCAGGAGGAGGTGAACACTCGCTCTGTGATGCAGGTAAGTCGTAAGCGTGAACTACTACGACAGATGGCAGAAGGATTGATACCTACGAAGGTTGTACGCAACAAGTCCGGAGGAATCATGGCAATCTTTGATCGTGTTGCGGCGATGCAGATGGATGCCAAGCTAGGAGGAGAGTTTGCACCGGAGAGACATGAACTAATTGGGAGTAATCTCAAGTTGGTATTTAAAATCAAGGGAAGGAACACGAAACCTGATCAAGAACCTATAGACGCAGAGTTGGTCGAGGATGAAAATACAAGTCACCACATTCATGAACTTCCATCACTGACAGACAACTTACACAATCTGCAATCTGATGTTGATTTCAAGCAATACGAGGATGCACCGATAGATCCTAATCAACCACAACTCTGATGAATTCTGGCATGGACATCGTTGTGATGGGACATGCAACAATCTTTTTACTCCTGATAGGATTCATTGTCTTCTGCTGGATGATATTCAAAAAGACTATGAAAGTTCATCGTAGAGGAATCAAGGCAGACAGACGCAGGAAGAAAGCAGGATTTTGAGCATTGACATGCAACAGGGAATTTTGTAAAAGCGTACTCACTATGGCAAACTTCGTCGCAGGTAATCTCTATGCAACTATCGCTAACCCTGTTCTTCAATATGGAACAAACAAGGGTACGGTTGCTACGAACACGCAGTCATCAAGCGAGCCTCAGGTAACTTGGTCATGCAAAAAAGTTACCAAGACATTTATTGTTTTCTTGGATCACGAGAATACGGTCAGGCGTCTCAAAAAGTACGCAGACATCCTCGGCAACTTCGTTTACCCATTTGGTCGTTTTGCAGGTGCTCCAGTTCTACGAGCAGAATACACAATCGGCCAAGATACCAATAGCGGTCAGCAGTAATTTGCCATGTCAGCGTGTTGTCAGTTCACGGATGTAAATGGCAACATACCCAATCTGTTTCCACAGGCTCCGGTATACATCCCTCAACCTCAAAACAAGACGAGTTACACATTTCAGTATCTCCTAGTTGGAGGTGGTGGAGGTTGCGGTAATGCATTTTCAGGAAATCCTATCGGTGGAGGTGGAGCAGGAGGAATAGTTTCTTCTTCACTCACGATCCCAACAGGAATCACAATCAATGTTTCTGCTGGAGCAGGAGGCAAAGACAATACTGCAACTGATCAATCAGGATTCACTGGAGGCAACACGACTCTATCAATAGGATCACAATCAATGATTTCCTACGGAGGAGGTGGTGGCGGTGGAAACACTAATCCAGTCAATGGATTAACAGGTGCATCAGGTGGAGGTGGAGGATCTTTGGGAACAGGTGGCGTTGCAATAAAAGTTGCAACAGGATCACAGGGATTTGCAGGAGGAATCGGAACACCAGATGGAGGCGGAGGAGGTGGAGGTGCATTGAGCGTTGGATTGGCAGGATATTCAGATCCAATTACTGGTTATGGTACTGGAGGCACAGGAGGTGCAGGATACCAATCTTCAATCACAGGCACAGCTACTTACTATTCAGCAGGAGGAGGAGGTGCAGGAAACGATGTTGCAGGAGTGAATGGAACAGGATGGGGAGGATATGGAAGTGGAGGAACAGCAGGGGGTAATTTAGGATTAACGCAATCCGGTGTTCAAGGATGCGTGATCTTCTCAATACCTACCACAAACTATTCCGGTAAATACACAGGAACACAGGCATCTGGTTATCCTAAACAATTTGGTCAGAACACAATCTTGCTCTTCACCGGAACAGGAACATACACGACCTGATCTATGGCAGTTGCAATTCCACCTACAGGATGGAACTACGAGTATCCTAATCCTGATGGCACATACACTCGCATCGTAGGAAACACACTCACGGATCTTTACACAGCAGTTGCACAATATGAACTTGGTGCTTCAAACTGCACGACCACAGATTGCTTCATAGCATATCAGGCAAAGGTCAATGCCTTACTTCCTACTATCATACCAGCAGTGAACGCATACCTAGCTACGCTTCAGCAATCAGTTCAGGCATGTTACCAAGCAGAGAAACCCTGCGTGAACTTTGGAGCAATCTACCAGAATACACTTCCATAAATCATTTGGATTTTTTTGTTGTTTGCTTGCTGACTGATCTACCATAGATGGTTTTCTCACGGATAGATTCAGGCAATCCCTGAACAAAGATTTTCAGACGAAGTGAATTGTTGGGATCAAGCAAGGCAACAAGATGACTGAACTCCTCACCTATTGCGGCTAGCTTTGTTGCTTCCATGTACGTGTGTCTTTGTAGTTGGTCGTATTGATTATACATCTCGCTTGCCATGCTTATCACAAATGATAATGATCTGCACGCATGAATAAAATTAAAGCTCCTACGAAGATGGTAGAGAATGCCATCAAGTTTGCAGAGGAGGTGAGAGCTAAAGCAGACTCCGACGAGAACATGGGCATCCTGTACGCCGCAGAACACATCCTAGCAGATGGAGTAGAGAATCCACCGGACGGAATCACACTCACGGAGAATGCGGCAAAATCAATCGTTCAGCAATTCGTTCAACACTTGCTTGAGAAGGATCACTTTGAAGCGGCGGCAACAATTCTATGGGGAAGTGATGTTTACGATTGGCGTCCGAAGTCGAGCAGGGACACATGGAGATGTCTTTTTAATTACGACAAGGTTCTTGTTCAGGGAGCAGGTGCTATGGGTAAGTCATTTGGTGCGGCGGCATGGTTCTACCTAGATTGGTACAGAGATCCATTCTACACAAATATCAAGGTGATTTCTTTGACGAGGGAACACGCAGAGAGAAACATTTTTGCCAGCATCAAGAATTTCCACAGGACTGCTCTAGTCAAACCTCAATGGGATAGAACAGACGAGTTGGTGACGAGCATCCAAGCTAATAGCGACAACAAGCAAGGAATTCACTTGGTTGCAATTCCCAAGGGTGAGTCAGGACATGGAACACTTCGTGGATTCCACCCTACTCCAAGATTTGGTGCGGCTAACAAAAAGTGGGGAAGGTTGTCTCGCACACATGTGATCTTGGATGAGGCAGAAGAAGTTCCTGCCGGCGTATGGGAAGGTATCAACAACATTATTTCCACAACGGATAGCGATGGACACAAGGGACACATTAAAATATTCGGAGCATCAAACCCTAAAGATAGGACGAGTGACTTTGGTCAGAGGTGTGAACCAATAGATGGATGGGGATCAATTGACTGCGAGGAAGATTTTGAATGGGAGAGCAGGGAAGGATTCCATGTGTTGAGACTAGATGCGGCACAATGTGAGAATGTGGTAGAGAAGAAAGTGGTCTATGCAGGGTTGCAGACCTACCAAGGATTCATGGGATACATGAGTAGAGGTAGGACAGCAGAAGCTATGACGATGGCACGAGGTTGGTTTCCAGAGGAGGGACAGGCAATGGGAATCATCACTCCTACAATGATGGACAATGCATTGGGTAATGTGAGGTTCATCGGTCCTGTTGTGGCACTGGCGGCATTTGACTTGGCATTGGAGGGTAATGATCAGGTGATGTGTTCATATGGAAGATTTGGATTGTCTGATGGGTGGACACCACAATCA